AGACTATACGGGTTTAACGGTAGACCGTTGCCCCTATTATACAATGACTGAAGGGGATGATGAATGGAGTTTAGTCACGTATTTTACCGGAAGAAAGCGCAATAAATATGCTAATCGTACCATTGATTACGATTCTTGGGTGTATGTTTTATCTAATCCAACAATGCCTGGTTACGTAAAGATTGGCTTTACTGATAAAACACCTGAAGAACGAGCATCTCAACTTTCATGTTCAACTGGGGTGATTTTACCTTTTAAGGTTGAATGTGCTTTTCATTGTTACAATGCAGAAGCACTTGAAAAAGAGATCCACCGTCATCTAGAAGGATCTCGCATCACTGGGAATCGTGAATTCTTTGATGTATCTTTAGATGAAGCAAAAAAGGTTATAACACAATTTGGTCAAAACTATCTATAATGGAACAATTTAAAAAATCGCTTGTAGAAGCAATCGAAAACACAAACGAGGAATTTGAATCACCCTCTCGCGAATACACTAAAAATGATTTAGTATTCATGGCTGGTTACAAACAAGCCCTTCAGGATATGCTAGAGGATTTCACCTCCGACTACGATAAATTTTTGAATGATCTGATCAAACAAAGTTTGAACTAATTAACATGCCGCCTTGGTGAAATAGGTAGACACAAGGGACTTAAAATCCCTCGAACAGTGATGTTCGTACCGGTTCGATTCCGGTAGGCGGTACACGGAAACCCACATACGTTCATTGACTTATTGGTTAAAATATGGTCCGGTAGCTCAGCTGGATAGAGCATCGCACTTCTAATGCGACGGTCTCAGGTTCGAATCCTGATCGGATCACTACGCAGTCAAGTGTTCGAGGTTTCTTTGTTCCTAGGGAAAAACAAAGTGGAGCTACAGTGGTAGGTTATGGTTGTCCTATAACAACCAGCTTGGAAGGTGGGTGAGTGGTTAAAACCGGCAGACTGTAACTCTGCTCCCTTACGGGTACGGCGGTTCGAATCCGCCCCTTCCAACTAAACACTGGCGTGTATCTCCTCAAGCTTATACCTTGTAGAAAGAGTAATTGGTCACATGAGAGTTCGAGTCTCTCTTCGCCAACCAAATTTGGCTTCCGCCATTTTTGTTATTATATTTATATTATAATTAATTAAATCCAAATTATGAAAAACGCAATTCTTGCATTCGCACTAGCAGCCGTAGCTGTATCCTGCACCCAAACTTCAGAAGAAGTAGTTATTGAAGAGACTGTAGTAGATTCTACTGCTATTGATACTACTGTAGTTGAAGAGGTGGTCGAAGGAACAGAAGCTTCAGCTGAATAATACTGAGTCTAGCCAACCGAGGAGGGTGTAGCAGCACTCGCGAACCATAAGTGGAGTCAAAAGCCATGCCGGTGGGAGCCCGGGACACTTGCCCTCCTTACCTTATTAAAAATCCTACACATATTTTCATTAATATGGTCGTAGGTTGACTTCGGACAAAAGACTCCAAAGGGGGAAGTACGTGAACCGATAGCGTCTTAGAAAAAACCTTCCCATTAAGCCTCTATAGCTCAGTTGGTAGAGCCACTGATTTGTAATCAGTAGGTCGCTGGTTCAAGTCCGGCTGGAGGCTCCAAATTATTCATTTAAACGTCCTTAATTTGAGGCATATATGTATATGCAGATGGATATCAATAAAATATTTAATTTATTTGATGGCTCTTCTCTCGAAAATCAAGCAGAAGCAGCCAGTGATACCATTATTATCCAAGAAACACCTATGTTTTGGATTGGAATGTTTAAAAAGATTATCTTAAACAATTATGTATTTTACCATCAAATAAAGAATCACTTACCTGAGGACGTTATTAAACAAATAGATGGTGGAGACGATTTAGCAAATATGGTTACATACTCAAGAGCATGGTTTTATATCTCTAAAGTGGATTTAAAGCGTAGAGTAGACGTAGATGCTTTATTTACATTTATGGATAAAGATTTATTACACACAACTAAAATGGCGATTCGTTATTTTGAGGGTGTGGAAGAGTACGAGAAATGTGCTCATATTAAACAAATTCAAGACATTGTTGAAAAAATGTTGGATAAAACGTGATTCTATATCACTCTATCATTATATTAATATATAACTAAAAATTCGATTATGCGAAATCCAGACTTGGCGATGCAAAAACTAGAAAAACTTAATGGTAAATTGACGACCATGAAAGTTATGATTACACGCCCCACCACAACTACCGATCAATACCAACACCTCATTGCTGAAGCAGAAGAAGTAGTTGAAGATCTTAAGATGATGGTTCAACGTCAAAACTAATTTAAATTAAAGTTATGAATCTTACTGCTGAACAAATCCAAAACAATTGGAACGTATTTTTGGGTATTATTGAGGAACATATTTCCTCACCCCGTAAAGAAAAACTACTTGAATTCTATGATCAGTATGCTGAGCGCGTTATGCTCATGCCTGCTGCCCATAAAAAAGAATACCATAACGCTTTTCCTGGAGGGTATGTAGAACACGTTATTCGTGTTGTACGTTGTGCTCTAAAACAACACCAACTATGGGCAGATGAGGATGCTGACATGTCAGGATATACTGTTGAAGAACTAGTATTTGCTGCTATTAATCACGATTTGGGTAAAATGGGAGACGATCAACACGAATCTTATATCCCACAAACTGATCAATGGCGCAAAGATAAGTTGGGTGAAGACTATATATTCAACACTAAACTCGCATTTGCTTCGGTTCCAGACCGTGGTTTGTTCATGCTCCAATCACATGGTATCCAGTATACGTTTAATGAGATGTTAGCGATTCAAACACACGATGGTTTGTATGATGAGGCAAATAAAAAATATCTTATGACTTATATGCCAGAGCAAAAACCACGTACTTGTCTCCCATTTGTACTTCACTTTGCTGATATGATGGCTGCTCGTATTGAGTTTGAGCGTGAATGGTTACCTAAATTCCAGGGTAATAAATCTGTTAAGGATACCTCTAATAAAGAAACCCGAAGGTTTGTTCCTGCTGCTGCTAAACAAAAAGCACTTGGTTCTGTTAGAAGTGAGGGGTTAAAAAATCTATTAGATAGCCTATGATCTATATTATATCTATTTTATCTATACTGGTCGTGGTCCTGGGATTCACGACCTTTAACCTTTTACGCAAGGTTGAACAAGGTGAGGATGAACTAAAACGAAGGCAAGACGCTATTATATCCTACCAGGAATATATTAATGGTTTAGGTAGTACAGTAGAGTTTATGAATAAACGAATTAAAGAAATTGATGCTAAGGGTACTTTTAATAGTGATGATGAAGTAGGTTTTTTCTTCGAGCGACTTAAAATGTTAAACGATATGCTAAGACCATACGATGTTAAATTATGATTGAAATAGTAGTTAAAAAGAAAAAAGGTATACAATATTTTACTCAAGAAACAGAAGATGCTATTGTAAGATATAATAAGTCAACTGACCCTGTAGAAAGAGAAAGAATATATCACAGATACATTCACTACGCGTTTTTTAAGTTAACTGAAAATATTATTCATACTTTTAAATTCTATTATACTGAGGTAGAAAATATTGAGGATCTTCAACACGAGGTAATCACCTTTCTTCTTTCTAAGATGCACCTATACGATCAAACTAAAGGATCTAAGGCATACTCTTATTTTGGAACTATTGTTAAAAGATATTTAATCATATCTAATACGCGAAACTACAAACGTAGAATCGATAAAGCCCCAGTAGAAGGAGTAGAAGAGGACGAACGCCATTCATACCAGATAGATGAGATGACGGCAAGTGATCCTCACCAGGATAAATTATCTATATTTATAGACTTATACACAGAATATTGTACCGAAAATATCTTTGAATTATTCGCTAAAGACGAAGATGCTCAAATAGCGGATGCTATATTGGAGCTATTCCGTAAAAGAGAAGATATAGATATATTTAATAAAAAGGCACTTTACATATATATAAGAGAGCAGGTAGATGCTAAAACCCCTAAAATTACTAAAATAGCTAACCAGCTATACGATATATTCAAACACAACTATATATTTTATTTAGAACACGGTTATGTAAACTTTAAATAACCCAGTATTTATAACTATGAGCCAGTTTGATAAAATAGTATTCGGTAAGAAAAAATTCTCGGATCTTCTAGAAGAGATCTACGATAACCAAAAGAAAAAAGATAAGCAGGTAACTGCCCTTGTTAAAGAACTTCAACCTATGATCGAGGAGATAGGTGATGCTACCCTAATTGTTCCATTAATTAAAGAATATATGGAAATTGGGGTTAAAAACGATGATCTTTTAATTAAAATGGCTGCTTTAGCACAACGTGCTATGAACAGCGAATCAACCGATGCTGGGTTAGGTATCTCAGACGAGGAAAAACAACAATTACTTGACGAGATAAGTAAGTTTAAATCTGAGGAGTAATGGCTAGTAGTAGAGGTCTTATAGCTATTAATAATGTAGCTAATAGTTCTAAACAAAATAGTTTTGGAACCTTTACTAATTTAGGGCTTAATAGTCTTATAATAGCAGCACGTGTTATCAATATTGTATTAGATGAGGCTAATCCTAGATTTAAGGAATTTGGAGAATGGAATGGTTTAGGTACTATCGAATTTGATTTAGTAGATTCACCTACCCCTCCTAATCAATTATATCCTACAGCTCGTCCCTTAGATCCTTCTGTAAAGAGTTTCCCCTTAATAAATGAGATTGTTTATATTTTAGCTTTACCTAATACAAACATTGGTGAATTTGCTTCTACTAAAACTAACTATTACATAAACACAGTAGGAATTTGGAATCATCCTCACCATAATGCTTTTCCTCAAAACTCTAATATATTACCCCCGTCTCAACAAAAAGACTACGTTCAAACACAATTAGGTAGTGTAAGAAGGGTAACTGATCAATCTACTGAGATATTTTTAGGAGCAACATTTGTTGAAAGGGGCAATATACACCCACTTTTACCTTTTGAAGGGGATAAAATTTTAGAAGGTAGATGGGGAAATTCAATGCGATTGGGCTCCACAG